ATGTCGAACGATTCGCAAATAGCGAACAATTTTTATGCTAATATAAAAATACAAAGTTTAACGTTAAATTTTATATTTAGTAAGAAGGGAATAGTAACATATGAAAAGCTTAATACAAAATATAAATGATAATTTAAAAACTAAAGGGATAGATCCTTTAAAGGATATTGATAAAAATGAATTTAAAAAGATAATGGATAAAATTATTAATATAAAAAAATAATACAAGCAGTAAATGCTTGTATTATTTATCTTTGTTAAATGCTATAAATAGTTTAACAAATTGCTCAGCTATATCTTCTCTTTGTTCTTCTGTCATTTCATCAGGATTAATTCCATTTTCTCTCAAATAGGAATCAACTTTTTCTCCTAATGTTATTGTATCTTTATCTATTTCAATAATGTTTTTATCATTTGTTCTTCCAAGTAAATAATCAATACTAACCTTAAAATAATTAGCTAGAATAATTAGCATATCGCTATCTGGTATTCTTTTCCCTTGTTCCCACATACTCACTGTACTTGGTCCTACTTTTAATATATCAGCTAAATCTTTTTGGCTTAATTCTTTTGATTCTCTTAGTTGTCGTAGTCTTTTATAAAACATCAAACACACCTCTCTACTTAAGTTCCTTTATAGAATAACACAAAGAGTGAATTTTTTTTATTTTATTTCACAAAAAGTGTTGACAACACATTTTGTGAATGTTATATTATAAACATAGCAACACAAATTGTGAATCTCAAGAAAGGAGACTTTAAATGTTAAACAATTTAATAAACTTTAGAAAAAATAACAACTTAACTCAAAGAGAAATGGCTAATATATTAGATATTACCTATTCTTTTTACTGCAAAATTGAGCGTGGTGTAAGAAAACCTAGCTATAATTTTTTAGTTAAGTTTAAGAAAAGTTTTTCTACAGCTAATATAGATTCTATTTTTTTTACAAGTTAACTTCACAAAATGTGAAGTTAATAAAATGATAACATTTATTTTATTCAAACGAAAGGAGAAACTTATGGGACAACAGATATTATTAACCAAAAAAGAACTAGCAGAAAGATGGGGATGCACAACAAAATATATAGATAATTTAAGAGCTGAAGGTGTTATTTCTACAGTGCAAGGTTTACCAGCACCTAGATTTAATATTCAGCACATTCTTGAGATTGAAGGGACAAAAGTTGAAGCTTTTTCTCCTTTGGAGCGTAGAAGACTTGAAAGAGAGCTTAAAACTCTTAGAGAAGAAAATCAACAGCTAAAAGGTGTACTTTCAAACATCTTGGCTGAAAGTTCAAAGGTTATAAATTTAAGCATGAATTGATTAATAATACATCTACTGATTATTAAACTAGCTTAAGATTTGTTCGGTCGCAAGACCGTTAATATAATAACTAAACATAATATTTTGATGTAAAGGAGGGCTTAAGATGCTTGAAGAAGCTAAAGTTTTATTAAATATCTATTCAATAATTACAGTTATAGTTCTTTTAATAAAGAATCTTAGACACTTAGGGAAAAAAGATGCAGATAAAAGAAGTTTAGAACTAGCAGCACTAATACCAATATTTATTTACTTAACAAATATATATTAGTGCTACTAAGCCTTAATCAAATGCAACTTAGATTAAAAGGCTAAAAAAAGATTCACATTTATAATAAATCATTTTAGGAGGTTTGACAATGGATGAGATAAGATATGAAGGAAAATCTATTCTTTCAAAAGGATATGGTATTATACCCAAGCTTATAATGCAGAGTGATATAAGTATAGAAGCAAAGGCAATATATGCTTATATGTGCAGTTTTGCAGGAAATGGACAATCAGCATTTCCGAGTATTAAAAAAATTAGATCTGAATTGAGAATTTCAGAAGATAGGTTCTACAAGTATAGAAAAGAGCTAATAAATAATGGATTTATACAAGTTAAGCAAAATAAATTTAAAGGGAAAATTATGAATAACACATATATAATTCCTCAAGTAGTTAACTTTCTTGAAAGCGAAAAACCATACCCTCAAAATAAGGGAACGGATAAAAAACCATACCCTAAAAATCCGTGTATGGAAAATCCGTGCAAGGAAAATCCGTGCAAGGAAAATAAGGGAACTAATAATAACAATATAAATAATAACAAAACAAATAATAACAATGTAAATAACAACAACAGAGAAGTTGTTGATAAAGAAGTTAAGAAAATTCTTAAGGGATTCACTACTAAGGAAATTTCATCAGTTATTAAATTTTGTGAAGAAAATAAAGTTCATGTTGATGTAGTTGAAGAAAAGCTAAAAGTCTTAAAAAGTATGAAAAAAGTAAATAACAAAGTAGGAGCTCTTATCTCAGCAATAAAAAATGATTGGAAAGAAAGCTCTGAAATAGATAATAGTAAAAATCCTAAGGAAGCTAACTTTACTCAGCGAGAATATGATTATGATGATTTAGAGAAAAAGTTACTAGGATGGGATGAGTAATTTATTTGGGGGAGTTTATGAATAAGGAGCAAAAAGTTCTTAATAAGATTATTACAAATTCCATAGAGAAATATTTCAATGGAATGGATGCTAAGGAAGCTATAAGAGATTCAGTTAATGAGTTAACTGAAAAAGAAAAGGTTTTATTAGAAAGAGTTAATAAGGATGTTTTGGAGGTATAAATATGGGATTGATTTATAGAATGTGTAAAGCATTCAGCAAATTCTTTAGAGGTAGAGAGGTCGAACTTAAAGATGAAAAACACTATGTAGAAAAGTGTATTGAACTTGAAAAGACAATGCCAAATGATGAAGTAGCAGCTACAGAGCATAGGGAAGGAATAGTTATCTGTGAGATAGATAAAAGGGTATCTAGAATTGTTAGAGTTAAGACTCATAAACGCCATAGAATAGATAAAAAGTGGTTAAAGAGATATGGATATAAAAGAATCTTTAAGCAAGATCCTAAAGTTTATAAGATAGGTAATGTTTATTATGGTAGTCGAAAAGCCTTAGATAAGTTCTTATGTGAAAATCAAGATAGATATTTTGTCTTAAAGAGGGGACAACTGTTTGGAGAGGTTAATCATGGCAGGTAGAAGATGGACTGAAAATGATATTGAAGCATTATGTGAAATGGTAGGTAAATATAAGATTAAGACAATAGCTAAAAGATTAGATAGAACAGAATTAGCAGTTATTAATAAAATAACTAAATTAAGATTAGGTGGCGGAGTTTCTAATGCAGAAGGAATAACAATAAATAAGTTAGCTCAAGCCTGTTGCGTTGGAGAAGGAAAAGTTAGGCGCTGGATAGGAAAAGGACTTAAGGCTAAGAAGTGTATTAAGTATAGATCAGGTAGCTATACGTTTATAAAAATAGATGATTTTTGGAGATTTGCTTTTTCAAATAAAGAGTTAATAGATTTTTCTAAAATAGAAAAAAATATTTTGGGTGCAGAACCAATTTGGGTTGATGAGAGAAGAACTTATGATATTAGAAATAATAAGAAGAAATATACTCCATGGACTAAGAATGACGATCATACATTAAAGAAAATGTATAAAACTCATACTTTAAGAGAAATAGGATTAGCCCTTGGAAGAACAGAAATGGCAATTAACACTAGAATGAGAGTTTTAGGAATAAAAAAAAGAGTAGTAATACCCTGGACTGAAAAAGAAATAAATTTACTTTTAAGGCTAAAAAAGAAGGGGCTAAGTGATGAAAAAGTTGGACTTGAATTAGGTAGAGCATCTGGAACTGTTAATGCTAAGTATAGAGCAATTATCCAGAGTGCTAGTTTGAATTTAGGAGGGGAAATTTATGTGTAGAGATATAGCAATACAAAGTGAAGTTAGAGAAAATTGGTTTAAAAATCATATAGCTCAAGTTGAGGTTGATTTAAATGATTTAAAGGTAATAAATTGGGGAGAACCAGGAACTAATTTATATAGAGTAAGATATGTTTTTGATAGGAATAAGGTTTATATAAGTGGTGATATTGGAAGTGCTATTTTTCAAGTAAATAACAAAATAGACATTAACTTTTTTAAAGATATTAATATTTGGTACTTTTTTTGATAAGTTAGAAGCTATGTCATGCGATAGATATGATTGGAGCAGTGAAGAATGTGTTAGTTCTTTAGATGAATGGTTTAATGATGAAGCAAGTGATGAGCTTGAAGAACTTAGGGAAAGAGCTAGTTATTGTTCAACAAAGGAAGAATGGATTTATCAAGTTGTAAATGATGAATACAATGATTTGATAAGAAGTTTAGATTGTTGCTATGATGAATGGATTTATGATATTGGACAAGTTATTCCGAGAAGGGTTTATGGATGGCTTATTGGTTTAGAAATGATGGCTGAACAATTAGGTGGAGGTAAAAAGTAATGAATGGATTTGTTAGAGAAGCAAGAATTAAACTTGATGCAGCTAAGGAAATACACAATGAAAAGGTTGAAATGAAAGAAGCTGACTTTAATAAGTTAGCTTCTAATATAGGTAGAGAAAGACATATATGTCCAGGAATAGATAATTGTCCAGAATATCCAGTATGTATTGAGTGTTGGAAAGATGCACTATTAAACTATATAAAAATTGTTTAGTAGAGAGTGATTAAATATGAAGGCTTATAGAATATATTTACAAGATAGGTGGATTGAATATGGAATTGAATATGCATTATCTTATGATACTGCATTAAGAATGTTCAACAATAAGTTAAGAGAATTAATGAAAGATACTAAAGGTGATTGGGCTGATAAAGTAGAGTTTGGAGATAGAGTTATTAGTTTTAGAGAACATGAATTAAAGTGGCATGAGGATATTGAAATAATATTTAGAAAAAGTCCAATAATTATGTATAAAGATGGACAAGTATTAAAGGCTGATGTTTATCATTGGGAAGAGCCAAATTATGAATATGGTGACAGCGATATTAAAAATCAAACCATAGTTTTAGAAGAAATTTTTATAAATGAGTAAGTTGGTGTGAAATATGGAAGTATTACAAGGACAAATTGATGCATTTGATTTTCTTGGAGATATAAAAAAAGAGATAGTTCAAGAAGAGAAAAAGGTTATTAGAAAAAAGAAAAGTTCTAAGAGTTTTGAAACTTTTGAAAATATAGAGGGACAAATAACAGTTTTTGATTTGGTTGAAAGTCAGGAAGAAGAAGTTAAAGTTTATTTTACTAAAGAGCAACTTGAAACTATAGAGAAACTTAAAGAAGAAACAGAGTGGATTGAATATAGCTTATATAAAAGTGGGATGGTTATTTTTATAACTAAAGAAAATAAAATTAAGGTTATTCCACAGAGAAATATTACATCAATATTTTATATAAAAGATAGATATAGATCCTACTTCTTAAAAACGAATGGTGAAGTTGATAGGATTGGAATTGGAATTACTAAGTGGAAAAATCCAGTTAAAACTATGGTTAAGGAGGATTTTAAAAATGAAACCAATTTTATTTAATACAGCAATGGTAAGAGCCATCCTTGATGGTGAAAAGACTTGTTCTAGGAGAATTATCAAAAAGGAGATACCAGGAGGATATAAGCCTTTAGGATTTGTTTTATATCCAACAGATGATAAGGAATTAGGAAATCTTGTTTTTGGAGGAAAAGGAGCTAATGTTTATTATGCTAAGCCACCTTATAAAGTAGGAGATATTCTTTATGTAAGAGAAACATGGGCTAATACATGGACACCAGATGGTGATATTGGATTTGTATATAAGGCTGACGGAGAACCTAAAAATTTTCCTTACTGGGGAAATGCAAAACAAGGTAAACATGAAGTTTGGATGCCAAGTATTCATATGCCAAAAGAAGCAGCAAGGATATTTTTAAAAGTAACAAGTGTAAGAGCTGAAAGATTAAAAGATATTACAGATGAAGGGTGTCTTAGTGAAGGTATAAGAGAATTTACTAAGGATGGAATAGTTAAAAAGTATGATACTGAACCTAATATGCATACATGGCAAGAAATGCCTAGAACACCTAAAGGAGCATTTGAAAAACTTTGGAATAGTACAGTGAATGTTAAAAAGTATTGGGATGGTTGGACAAACTTATTTGAGTATAATCCTTGGGTATGGGTTATTGAGTTTGAGAAAGTTGAAAAATAAAAGATAGGAGAGTAATTATGAGTAAATTAGTTTTAAAAATAAAAGGTTTATTAGGGTTTTGCCAATGTGCTGAGTGTTGGCATAGATCTACATTAATAGTAGAAAGCAAAGAAGCTAATGTTAAGAGACATATATGTGAGGATTGTTTTGAAAAACTTATGGCTTTACTTAGCTATACAAAAATAGAAGAAGAGTAGGAGTGTAAGAGAATGAGCTTAAAGGTTATTGATGAGAGAGCAGTATTAGGGAAAGATTTTAAAGTTTATGGGACAACTGAAAATCCATTGTTTTTAGCTAAAGATGTAGCAGAATGGATAGATTATTCTTATAAAGACAGTAGAAAAACTGCTAGAGATACAAGCAAAATGTTAAAAACAATAGACGAAGAGGAAAAGCTGGTGGGAACATTGTTCCTATCAGGTCAAAATAGAGAAGCTTGGTTTTTAACTGAAGATGGTTTATATGAAGTACTAATGCAAAGTAGAAAACCTATAGCTAAGGAATTCAAAAAAGAAGTTAAGAAAATTCTAAAGCAAATTAGATTAACTGGTGGAGCTGTTAGGAATGAAGAAGAGTTTATAAAGAATTATTTTCCTTCATTCTCAGAGGAAGTTAAACAAGCTATGGTTTTAGATCTTAGGAAGCAAAATGAAAAAATCCAAAAGGAACTTGAAGAAAAGAATAAATTTATAAATCAAATAGCAATTAGCAAGAACTCTTTAAAGGTTGCAGAAGTAGCTCAAATAGCATCTAAAAATGGTATAAAAATAGGTCAAAATAGATTGTGGGCTAAGCTAAGAGAATGGGGACTAATTAAAGAGAGTTCTAAGTATGATCCTAAACAAAGATATATAGATTGTGGTTATTTTGAAATAGTAGAAGGTGCTAAGGAAACTTATAAGGGAGTATTTACTTACAAAACTACTAAGGTTACAGGAAAAGGACAAGTCTATATTATAGACAAGCTACTTAAAGAAGTTGGTTAAAAAGGAGGCATATGAGAATACTTAGTTGCAGCTTGTATTCTCATATGAACTTAACTTAATTATTAAAGGTTATATTTAAGTATATTAGGGTGGGGATTGAAAAATGCATAAAATGAGTAAAGAAGAATTCCTTTTTAGATATAAGAAAGATATAGAACGTAAGAAAAAGAAAGAAGAAGAGATAAAACAAGGGATAAGAGATGCAAATAACTTTAGGATGGATGGAAGAATAAAAAACAGGTATAGAAATGTGAGGTATAGGTAAATGGTTGAAGATAATAGAGGATGTTTATTAGCTATAGTATTAAATTTTATAATTTGGTTTTTATTATTAACACTTTTGTTCTAAAGGAGAATTTCAATGGAAGAGTTAAGAGAAAAGATGTATAAAGCAATTGAAAAGTATGGATTAAATAGCGAAGAAGCTTTAAAGCTAAGTCAAGAATTAGATATATTAGTATTCCAAGAGCAACAAGAAAAAAGAATAGGGTAAGGAGAAAGAAAACATGTGTAAAATAGGGAAAGAAGTTAAAAAACTTGTAGAAGAGGATTTAGAAAACTATCCGTTATGGTTAATAAATACGGAGTTACCAGGGCTAGGAAGTGCTACAGATTGGACAAAGGTATATACAAAAATATCTTCTCCTGGTTCATATATAGAGGGGATAGTTGTAAGGGATGAAGAGATTAAAAGAAAAGTTGAAATAATAACAGGTGTCTTAATGTTTTTGAATCCATTACAAAAGCAATTAGTTGAAGAATGGTATTTTAGAGATATGAAGTGTAGAGAACAGATATTAAAGGAATTAATGATTAGTGAAGGAACTTTTTATAGAGAAAGAAATAAAGCGTTGAAAAAGTTTATTATTGCATTAGGATATTAATAAATTTTAAGTAAAAGGAGTCTATAATTTTATAGACTTCTTTATTTTTATAAATTTAACATAAAGAGGTAAAAATTATAGTATAATATTTTTAGTCTAGTTTGGAGGTAAATATATGAAAAGAATTTTTATAGGGATTTTATTAATTAGTAGTATAGCTTTTATTGGATGTAATGAAGTGGAAAATATAGATAATAAATCAAATGAATCTACACCAGTAGAGCAACAATCAAATGATGAGAATGAAAAAACTTTAAATTTAGAAGAAATTAAGACACCTGATGATGTTAATAATGCTTATAAAGCTAATTTAGATAAAATAACGAATGGTGAAAAACTAATAACTTTAAATATGAAAGAGATTACTAAAGATGTTGTCTTAGATTATGCTAATAAAGCTGGTGAAATAGCAAATCAAGCTGAATCTTCAAGTGATAAAATAGATACAGTCGAAAAGTTTGTTAGTTTACATGATTTAAAAAATAATACTAGTCAAGATGTTATGGAAGAAGTATTAGGTTATATAATTAGTGAATATGAATCTAATCAGTTTAATGATGAATCAAAATTATATCAAAATTTATATATTACTAGATATTTAGATAAGCGTTTAGACAATCATAAAAATTTATCAAAAGCAGATAGTATGGTTTCAGATATGAATCAAATAATAAAAGATAGAATAAGAGAGGATAACAGTAGAATTGAAGCAAATATAGAGCAAGTAAATAAAAATATAAACTCTGTTAAACATCAAATAGAATAAAAAAGAAAAAATAATAAAAATAAAATGAAAATAATCAGAGGACATAAATGAAAATTGATGGTAGTATATGGGTATAGGAAAAAAAGGCATAAATAACCTCTGAACTATACGGATTACATTAAAAAAGAACTTTAGTTTTTACTAAGGTTCTTTTTTGTTTTTAGAGATTGAGAGGTGATTAAATGCGAATAAAAGATATAATTAAAGAAACTCAACCTAAAGAATTTAAAAAAATAGACAAGTTAAATAAAAAGGAAGAGTTTACTGAAAAAGAATTAAAGGAGCTTATGAGCAATAGAGCTTATAGGCGAAGAAATGGGGCTTTAAGGCAAATAAAGTGATGAATACCATAAACAGAGGTGAAAAGGTGCCAGCAGTTCCTATCCCTGAATCAAATTACGAGCAATTTAAATATAAGCTTGAGGAACTAAGTGGGAAATATGCAGAGAGAAACTTAATGTTATTTTATTTAGGTGTAGCTACTGGATATAGAACACAAGATTTAGTTAGGCTTACTATAGGAGAAATTAAAGAGGCTTTAGAAGAGGATAGATTTTTGATTCAGGAACAGAAACAATATAAGGCGTGGTTAAAATATATTGGAGAGAATCCTGGTTCTACTAGAAAGCAACCACGAAAAAGAGAAGTTCCTATAAAAACTCGATTAAGAAAATTACTAAGAGAGTTTATTAAAGGAAAAAGTAAGTCAGAGTATGCTTTTCCATCAAATAAAGGTAGAGGGCATATATCTGCAAAAAGCTATAGTAATATTTTAGCTGAGGTTGGTAAGTCTTTAGGAATTAAAAATATATCAGGTCATAGTATGAGAAAGACTTATGCTACTAGGTATTGGATAGCTAAGAGAGATCTTGAGGGACTAAGAAGAGCATTAGGACATAAAAGTATAGAGACAACTAAAAATTATTTAGGATTAGATGAAAAAGTTTTTGATTCAGCTGCATCAATTGCTGATGATAAACTTTGATTTTTTTTATTGATGGATAAGCCAAAAAGTACACTAGGTTTATTCTTTGAGTAATAAAAAAATATCTACTAATATATGCACTGAAAAATAGGAATCGTTAATCTATACAGTTATTACCTATTTAGGGGTTTAAAATGAATTAGGTTTGAAGTATTGGAATTACTTGCTTAGAAGTGGTTTTAATGCTTTATTTGGTTTTTACCTATTTAAGACGTTTTTTATTATCCGACCTCGAAAAAAGCAAAAGGTCGGATGTTGGACAGGAGGTGAGACTATTGAAGTCAGTAGAAGAAAAAATACTAGATAACTTAAAGCTAGTAAAATCAATGGTTGAAGAAGGTTCGACTGATAAAGAAATAGCAGAAAAATTAGAAATTGGGCTTACTACTTGGAAGAAGTATAAGGCCGAATGTTCGCAACTAAAAGAAACAATAGCTGAAGCTAAGGACAATAAAAACCAACAGGTTGAACAATCTTTATTTAAACTTTGTAATGGCTATCACTATACAGAAGAGGTTGTTACTAAAGTTAAAGAAGAGGTTGAAGGAGAGAATGGGACAGTGCTTATTAAAGAGGATGTTAAGATTAGCAAAGTTAAGAAGTATTGTAAGCCAGATCTAGGAGCACAAAAGTATTGGTTAGGTAATAAGAAGAAAGCACAGTGGAAAGAGAATCCACATGCAGTAGAGCAAAAGAACAAAGAGCTTAAGCTTAAGAAGAAGGAAGTAGAGAGCAAGATTATTGAGTAGAGGAGTGGATAATTACCATGGCTTTAAGCAAAATGGATAAGAAGTGCAAGAACTGCAAACATAAAGACAATTGCGATAATAAAAGAATGGTAGCTTGTAGTGTAGCTGAAATTCCACAAGCTAATATGATAAGTGCTACTTTTACTGATAATATGGTACCTTGTGGTCAACCATTAATGAGAAAAGAGACTCCTATAACAATTAATATGGGAGAGTTCGGGAAAATAGAAACTTCTTTAGAAGAAATATCAGAAAGCTTAAAAAAAGATTTTTATAAAGAATTAGGAATAGGAGTGTGTTTACATGAAGAGGTTCTTAAATAAGTTAATTAGAGCATTTAGAAAGCCTTTAATATTACAGTTGTTAAAGTATAAGTTAACTACTGAGGAATTAAATAAGCTTCAAGACACATTAGATAAAGAATCAAATAGAAAAATAATTATAGTTCCAAGTTATTTGGATGTTATTGATTATTAAATAAGTAAAGGAGTGTATGAAATGAGAAGTTATATTAGTAGTAAATTAGTTAAAGCTAAACCTATGACTAGAGGTGAATATAATAGCTTTAGAGGATGGGAGCCACCAAAAGGAGAAGACCAAACAATAGATGGATATATGATTCAATATGATGATGGATATATTTCATGGTGTCCAGAGTATCAGTTTGATAAGCAGTATTTAGAAGTTGATGACAATAAGAGGTTACCTAGTGGAGTTTCAATAGGTTCTAAAATGGTAGATGATTTTATTAAAGAAGTTCACGTGTCTACTCTTGGAGATAAGACAACAATTGTAAGAGCTATATTAATTAATGGTTTTGAAATAGTTGAATCTACTGGATGTGTAGATAAAGTTAATTATAGTGAAGATATAGGAGCAGAGATTTGCTTAAATAAGATTAAGGATAAAATATGGTATCTATTAGGATTCTTATTACAAACAGCTTTTAAAGGATTTAAATAATTGTGAGTAGGCTAGTTAGTTGTAGTAGTTGTGGGAGAATCCATGAAGCCACTTATATATGTGATAAGAAGAAGGCTAACATGAAGAGAAATAGAGACAGATATAAAGAGAAGTTGAAAGGTACTAAGGATATAAGAAGTACTGGAAGATGGAAAAGAAAAGCTAATGATATAAAGATTAGAGACTTAGGGTTGTGTCAGATGTGTAAGCATAACATGGACATGCTTAGTGGTATGAGATTATTCAATGCTATTAATGTTCAAGTGCATCACATTATTAAGATAAAAGATAATCCAAATCTAGCATTTGAAGATAGCAATTTAATAACTCTATGTAGATATCATCATGAATTAGTTGAAGATAAACCTAAATATATAAAGATACTTCAAAGTTTGATAGCCCCCCCTACTGATTAGATACAAAAAAATAAAAAACTCTCTAGTTAACAGCCCTCAGTAATAAAAATTTTTTCTGTAAAATGAAGTTTTAAAATTTAAAACTAAGATTTATTTTAATTTTAGAAGGAGGCGAAAAATGGCTAGACCTTGTAAAAGTGCTAAGGTTCTAACTGAATGTTCTCAGACTAAAGAAGAACTTGAAGCAAGAGCAGAGTTTGAAGATACATTAAAAGGGAATGATGATAATCTTATAGCACCTGATTATTTAACTGATAATCAAAAATTATTATTTAACTATATAAAGTCAGAGCTTAAAGCTAGTGAGATATTAGGGAATTTAGATGTTTATATCTTAGCTAAGTGTTCTATTGCTATTGATAGACTCCAGGAGTTAGAGAAGAAAGCAAATAAAAGACCAGGGTTAATATTTAATAAAGATTTTATAAGTTCTAAAAAATTGTATGATTCAGATTTCTATAGATGCTGCAATGAATTATCGTTAAGTCCTCAATCTAGAGCTAAGATTAGTAATCTTAATTTACAAGCTAAAGAAGATAGTCAAGATCTTTTATTACAAGCTTTAGCTGGTGATGATGATTGATATTATTAGATAGAGCTATAAGATATGCTGAAAATGTAATATCAGGTAAAGAAATAACTACTTGGGAAGTTGAAGAACAATGCAAAATCTTTTTAGATGATTATAAAGAAAATCAGTTCCAAGAGGATTTTGAATTTATATTTGATGAAAAAAGATTGTTAAGAATAAATAATATACTTAAACTTATGAATTTTGCAACTGGACATGTAGAAGGTAAAGAGGTATTGGAAAACTTAGCTGATTTTCAATGCTTTTTTTTAGCTAATATTTTTGGTTGGAGATATAAAAATAATAGAAAAAAGTTTAGGTATAGGGAAGCAACTCTTTATATAGCTAGAAAAAATGCTAAAACTGCACTTATAGCTATAGTATTTATATTGCTTATGCTTACAGAGCAACAGTTTAGTGAGTTTTATTCTATATGTCTTACTAAAGAATTAGCATCAGAAATTAAAAAAGCTATGAGTCAAATAATAAATGCTAGTCCACTACTAAAAAAGAGATTTAAAATTTCTCAAACAAAAACTGGTGTAATAAAGTGTAAATTAACTGAAAGTTTCTTTGAGCCAAGGGTTGCAGAAGCTGGTAAGAATAACTCTATAAGACCATCAGCCTTTGTTAGTGATGAACATGCTAATTTTAAAGAAAATAGTAATTTTAATGCTATGAAATCAGGACAAAGGAATGTTATAAATCCATTATTATTTAGAACTACAACTGCATATGCAATAGATAACTCTATAATGTTAGAGGATTTAGAGTATATAAGAAAAGTTTTAAAAGGTAGTGTTAAAGATAGAAGGATGTTTGCACTTATTTATTATGCATATGAAGAAAATCTTTGGAATGACATAGGTTTATATCAAGCTAATCCTTTAAGAATTGAAGAAAACTATCAATTAATTAGAGAAGATAGAGAGAAAGCTAGAATTAAAGAAGATGAACAGGAAGAGTATTTAACTAAATCTATGAATCATTTTGTACCAGAAAATTGTGGGGAAGAGTATGTAACTGAGGAACAAATTAAAGCATGTGAAGTTGAAGATATAGATTGGACTGGAAGAGATGTATATTTAGGATTAGATGTAGCTGAAACTGATGATAATACTGCATTAGCTATGCTAGCATATGATTCTGATAATGATGAGATACTTAGCGAGGTATTTGCTATAATTCCACAGGACAAAATAGAAATTAAAAGCTTTAAGGAAAAAGTTGATTATAAAGCATTTATTAAAAAAGGAAATTGTTATGGGTGTGGAGATACAGTAATATCCTATGAATTTATTATAGATCTTATTCTTGAAGTTGAAGAGAAGTTTAATTGTAATGTAATTCAATTTGGATATGATATTAGGAATGCAAGAGCAATAGCTCAAAGGCTAGAGAATGAAGGAATGACTACTGTTGAAGTAAAACAACATAGTTCAATCTTACATGCACCTATAAAATTAATTAAAGAGTATATACTTAGGAAAAAATTTAAGTATAAGGAAAATGATTTATTGAAAATTAACTTTGTAAATTGCAGAGAAACTAAAGATACAAATTTAAATAAGTATCTTAATAAGAAAAAGTCTATAGGAAAAATAGATATGGTAATGAGTATAATTGATGCAGCTTATTTATTACAAGAGAATGAGATGTTAGCAGAAGATGATTGGGCAGTTCAAACTACCTAGAGGAGGTGAGAACTTGAGATTATTTAGAAGAAATAAAGACATTGTTAAAGAAGAGGATTTAGCTAAAGAGTTATTTTTGCAAGGTTCATCTGTTGATACTGTAATTGGAAGAAGTGAAGCTTTAAAGATACCTTCGATTTCATCAGGAGTTAATTTAATAAGTGATATCATTGCTAGTTTAGAAATTAAATTATATAAAGATGAAGGTGGAAATATTGAAGAGGTAAAAGATGATATTAGAACTAAGCTTTTAAATGATGAGACTGGAGATATTTTAACTGGTTTTGAAATGAAAAAGGCTATGGTAGAGGATTACCTACTTGATGGGAACGGATATGTTTACATTAATAAGAAGGGGAATAATGTGGTTTCATTGCACTATGTAAAAGCTAATGATGTATCTGTAAATGAGGGACAAGATCCTATCTTTAAAGAAAATATTATTGTTGTAGCTGGTGAAGAGTATAAGCATTATGAGTTTATAACATTAAATAGAAAGAGTAAAAATGGTTCTGAAGGTATTGGAATAATACAGGAAAGTAATTTGATACTATCAACTATGTATAATGCTTTAGAGTTTGAAAATTCACAGGTTAAAACTGGTGGAATTAAAAAAGGCGTTATTAAAAGTATGAAAAAATTAACGAAAGAAGCTTTAGATAAACTTAAAGAAAGTTGGAATAAACTCTATGGAAAATATTCAAGAGAAACATGTGTAATACTTAATGATGGATTAGACTATAAAGAGCTACAACAAACATCAGTAGAAATGCAATTAATAGAAAATAAAAAATTAAACTCACAAGAAGGATATAAATTATTAAATATACCACCAGGGTTGTTTGATAGTCCAAGTGATGAAGTTAAAAGACAATTTATAAATGGAGCTATAAATCCTATAATAGTAAATTTAGAAGCAGCTTTAAATAAAAGCCTTATTCTAGAGAAAGAAAAAGGAAAATTGTTTTTTACAGTTGATACTAAAGACTTAAATAAGGGAGATATAGAGAAAAGATATAGAGCTTATGAAATTGGACTTAAAAATGGTTTTATATTAACAAACGAAGTCAGATATTTAGAGGATTTTCCTGAAATACCTGACTTTAATTATTTAAGAATGAATTTAGGTGAGGTTTTATATGATGTTAAAAACAAAACTATTTTCACACCTAATACTGGTCAAACTCATAAATCAGATGATTTGAAAGGAGGTGAATTAAATGAGAGTGGAAATAAGGAACAATAGCATTATAATAGACGGTTATGTTAATGCAGTTGCTAGAGATAGTAGACTTATTCCAGATGTAAAAGGTAGTTTTAGAGAACAAATAGTCCCTAAAGCCTTTCAAAGAGCATTAGAAAAAGCAGAAAATGTAGATATTCTTCTTAATCATGATAAAAATAGAAAGTTAGGAAGCACTGCTGAAGGGACTTTAGAGCTTTTTGAGGATAACATTGGATTAAGAGCTATAGCTACAATAACTGATGCAGAAGTCATAGAAAAAGCGAAAAGGAATGAACTAAGAGGATGGTCATTCGGATTTTATTCAGTAAAAGACAGATGGGAAGACATTGAAGAAGGGGTTCAGCGTAGATATGTTGAAGATTTAGAGTTAACAGAAGTATCTATTGTTGATAATACGAAAGTTCCTGCTTATAGTGCCACTTCAATAGAGACTAGAGCAAATGAAGAGGTGTTAACTGAAACAAGGTCATTAGATTCAATTGTTAAAATAGCAGATAATACTAATAAAATTGATAACTCTAAATACAAAGAAGAAATTAAAAGTTTAAAAAGAAAATAGGAGGCTTAATAAGTATGATAAAAAGAAGACTTGAGTTAAGAACTATAGTTGAAAAGGGATTAGAGGAAAGAAGAAATGATCTAATAGCTGATATGGAGGCTATTGTTAATAAAGCTGATGAAGAAACAAGAGCATTAAGTACAGAGGAAGTTGAAAAGTACAATAATTTAAAGCAAGAAATAGCTGAGATTGATGAAACTTTAAAGATAAAAGAAGAGGCAAGAACATTAGTTACTAGGAAGAATAAAGAGCAAAAAGATAAGAGAAAAGAAGAGAGAACTGCTGAAGAAATTCAAGAGGAAGAAATAAGAACAGCACTAAATGCTGGAACATCAAATAAAGGTGGTCTAGTTGTTGGGGAAACTTTATCTAAAGATATAATTAAAGAATTAAAAGATAGATCAAGTGTATATGCATTTTTCGATAATACAAGTGTAAAAGGAAAGTATAAATTAGCAAAGAAGGATTCTAGTGGTAAAGCACAATGGGTACCAGAAGGAACTGAGCCGGATCCAGATTCTAAAGCTACAACACCAACTTTAGGAAGTATAATATTAGAGCAACATAGATTATATAGAGAAAGTGCAATAACTCAGCAAATGTTAAATTCACAAGAAATTAATTTAACTGCATTTTTAAAAGAAGATATAGCAGAAAGTATGGTGGATGCAATTGAAGAAGCAATATTTAAAGGGACTGGTTCAGACCAACCTACTGGACTAATTCAGGGCATAACTAAAAAACATACATTAGAAACAAGAGGAAAAATAGGTATTGATGATTTAAAGAAAGCTAAAGCTAAAATAAAAAAATCAGGCCTTAAGAAAGCAAAATGGTTTATGCATTCAAATACTTTATTAGAATTGGATTTACTAAAAGATGCTGATGGTAGACCGTTATTACAGCCTGATTTAACTAAAGAGTCAGATTATACTTTATTAGGATTACCAGTTGAATGTTCCGATGCATTACCTACCTTAGAAACTTCAGAGGAAAATTGTGTAATAATATTAGCTAATAAAGGTGCTTACCATACTAACACTCAAAAGCAAATTGTTATAAATACTTATGATGATTCATCTTATAAGAGAGCTGGACTTATAGGATACGGTTCAGATGTTTATATGGATGGAAAAACAAAAAATCCTGATGTTGTAGCTGGAATATTTAATCCAGCTTCTTAATTTGTGGAGGGTAAATTCCCTCCTTTTACATGGAGGTAAATAATTTGTTTGGATCAAAGTTTAGCAAAATTTCACTTGAAGACATAAAAAATTATTTAAATGTTTTTGATGGTGATAGTGATTTATTAATTCAAACTTTTTTAGATAGCTCAAAAGACTATATAAGAAATCACACAGGACAAAGTGATTCATATTTAGATGAAAAACAAGAGATAGTTGCTGCTTTATATATGCTTGTTGAACAATTTTATGATGGTCATAATAATCATGAGAAAAGCATTGAAAATATTTTAAGTTTACACCCTAACAATTTGATTTAATAGGGAGGAATAAATGAATTGCAGAAGTTATAAGCATAAAATAATCATAAAGAGAGCTATTGGAGTTAAAAAGAATGATGATGGTTTACCAATTCCAGATTATAAAGAAATTTTAACTTGTAGAGCTAGAATATCTAACACCAGTGGTAAAGAAATAAATTTTGCTGATGGTGAAGGTTCTGTTATAACTACTAGGTTTTATATTAGGTATATAAGAGATTTAAATTTAACTAATAAGGATATTTTAATATACAATGGCAAAGAATTTAATATTGTTTATTGTAGTAATATTAAAGAAGAAAATAAAGAGTATGAAATTGTAGGTGAATATAATGGCTAGTGGATTTGATGATTTATATAAAACATTAGATGCATTAGGGAATGTTGGTAAAAAAGCAAGTAAAAAAATACTTACTGAACAAGCTAAAAAAGTTTTAGATCAACAAAAGGTTGATGCACCTAAAAATTCTGAAAACTCATATAGATACTTAGAAGCAGGAAAAGTTAAAAGCAAAGGAAATACAAGTTTTATTAAAGTTGGGATAACTAAAGAAAATTGGGATAAATGTAAACAACTTTATTTTCAGCATTATGGATATACTTTATGGTTAAATGGTAAGTATTATAATCCTAATTTTTTATGGATGGACAAAAGTTTTAAAAAAATAGAGAGTAAGATTCTTGATAATATTTATAAAGATTTAGAAAAAGAACTTAATAAAATTTTAAATTAAAGGAGGTATTTATGAAAGATATTTTTGATAAGTTAGAAAATAGCATTAAAATACCTACTTTTTTTATAAGAAGACCTAATGAAGCTACTGAATGTATTACATATAAATTCAGGCAAGATTCAATTTTAGCAGATACAAAAGAAGAGTTTACTGATAATGAAGTATTTATAAATCTTATAGTAAAAAATGATATTACTAAAAAGATTAAAGAGTTAAAAAAATTCTTAATTGAAAATGGATTTAGAAATATAAAAGTACTAGAAACTATAGAGCAAAAAGATTTATTTGAAACAGTTATAACTTGTAATAAATCAATTTATTAACATTTTTATGAACAATATGTTTTAGTATTGATAAGTAAATTGCTTTTACATATAGTATAAACATAGAGTTGTTAATGAGGAGATTAATCTATATGTTAAATTTTATAAGTAGAAGATGCCCAAAATGTGGTCATTTTAAAGGGTGGAGGAAGTTAAATTGGAAGCAAATAGGAAAGAGATTACTTATTTGTTGTGGTTTGATAGTTGCTTCAATGCTTTTATTTGCACCATTAACTATGTTTAATATGTTTTTGGGAGTTTTAGATGGCTTGTTTTTTGTAGGCTTAGTTATAGTTACACCATTTTATACTGTTGGAGTAGGTAAAAATGATAAATATATATATTATCAATGTAATACTTGTAAGTATAAATGGAAAGAAAAGAATTGGAAAAACAAAGAAATTCAAGAGAGTTATCAGAAGTAAAAGATAGTTTTTAATTAAAAACTATCTTTTTTTATTATATAAAATAAGGAGTGGGCTTAATATGGCAAGAGAATTAGGTATAAGAAAAGTAACATTTTTCCCATCAACTGGCGATAATCAATATGGTTCGCCTATACCTTTAGAATGGGCTGTAAACTTAGAAACTAAGAACAATTATAAAGAAAAAGAATATAAGGGAGATATGAAAATAGAACGATCTACAAAGGTATTGGAAAGTGTAGATATTACTTTAGGAGTATCTTCAAATTTACCACCTAAGGTAGAAAGTCAAATAACTGGTGCAGAGTATAGTCATTGCATGAAGATAACTAAAACATCTACTATACCAGTTTCTGGAGCGTTAGCTTATGAAATTGTTATGGATGATTCTACGGTTAGAAGAAGATGTCTAAAATATTGTTCATTAGCTAAAGATGAACAAAAAAATGATGTTGATTCGGAAGGGGAAGTATTTACTTTTAGTGGTAAAGCAATTTCAGATTCTCTTGATAATGTTGATATTTTAATGGATCAAAAAGAAGTTGAGGCAGCAAGTGGGGATAGTGAAGCTAAAGCAGCTTGGGATAATTTTTTCACAAAAGTTCCAACTGCAAACCAGGGATAATTTTTACTATTAAAAGAGTGTCTTTTTAGATACTCTTTTATTTTTTAACAATTTATCATAAAGGAGGCTTTAAAATGGCACATGTAATTAGTGTAGGAAAACAAAAAAGAGTTGAATTAGTTTTAAATGGAGAAGAATGTTACATGTCTTTAGATATAAAGTCAATTCAACATTTCCAATCAAATGTAAAAATGGGGCTTTTAAAAGCATTAAATAAAATAGAAAAAGAACAAGATATGGACCTTATTTATAATTTAATCCTTAGTACAGTTAAGAGTAAAAAAACAGGTGCCATATTAGGGAAAAGAAAGCTCGGACAATACGATGATTTTGACCTTATAACTGCATTAGGAAATCCACTAATGGAGTTAACTGGAAGGTCTATGCCAACTGCGGATGGTGAAGAAGAAAAAAAGTAGATGATGATGGCTATATAGATATAGACCATCTATATTATTTAGCAAGTACTGTTTTAAAGTGGAATGATATTGATATTTGGGAAACTGATTTAAATTTTCTATTTAAACAATTAGATATACATGTCAAATACAACAAGGTAGATAATAAAAAATCTAATAAGGTTGTTAATACTGAAGGAGATATAAAGAAGTATAAAGTTTTAGATTAAATGGAGGATGTAAGGTATGGCTGAAAAGCAATTGGTAGTAGATTTAGCCTTGAAAAATTCTGGTTTTGATAAGCAATTAAAATCAATTACATCTGAAATGAAACTTTTGGAAAGTAATTTTAAGAAAGCAGAAGCAGGTAGCGATGATTTTTCTAATAGCTTAGAAGGTCAGAAAGCTAAATTAGATTTACTTGAAGGTCAATATGGCTTACTACAAAAGAAAATAAATGTTTATAATCAACAGCTCGAAAAGGCTAAAGAAACACTTGATAAAAGTACAACAGGTTATATTAAAGCGGAAGAAAAGCTAAAGGGACTTAAAGAAGAACTTATAAAAGCAGAAAATGAGTTTGGTAAAAGCAGTAAAGAAGTTACAGAGCTTAAAGAAAAAATCAAGGATGCGGAAAAGGCTTTTGAGACTAAAGCAAATGCGGTTGTAAATGCTAATAATAAACTTATAACAATACAGTCTACAATAAATAAAACTGAAGCAGAAGCAGGTAAATTACAAAATGAAATAAAGAAGCTTAATAGTGAGATGAATGATATAGAATCTCCTAAAGGATTAGATGATTTTAAAGAAGAGTTAGAAACTTCAGCTAAAGAAAGTGTTGATTTTGCAGCTAAACTAACTATTGTTGGAGAAGGTATGCAAAATGTAGGTGAAAAAGCTTCTGAAGCTGGAGATGCAATATTAAATGGATATGGTGAAGCTATTAAAACTGTAAATGAATTTGATAGTGCTATGAACCAAATTCAAGCTTCTACAATGTTAACTAAAGAAGAAATGGAAGAAATAGAACCTATAGTTAAAAATGTCTTTGCAGGCAACTATGGAGATAGCTTTGATGATGTAGCTAATGCAGTTGGTTCTATAAACAAATATTTATGGTTAACTGGAGAAGAATTACAAAATGCAACAGAAAAAGCATTCTTAATGAGAGATACTTTTGACTATGATATAAATGAAAGTGTAAGAACTGTAAATACATTAATGAAAAACTTTGGTGTGAGTTCTGATGAAGCTTTTAATTTAATATCTCAAGGGGCTAAACAAGGACTTGATTTTTCAGATGAGTTACTAGATTCTATCAATGAATATTCTCCACAATTTAAAAAGGCTGGTCTTGATGCAGAAGATATGTTTAATATTTTTTATGATGGAACTCAAGCAGGGGCGTGGAATCTAGATAAAATTGGTGATGCTGTTAAAGAATTTAATATAAGGCTAACTGATGGTTCAACTGGATCAGCAAAAGCTTTAAAAACGCTTGGTTTAAATGCTGATGAAGTAGCAACTGCCATGACTAATGGTGGAGAAAAGGCTAAAGAAACCTATACTGGAATAATAGAAAAAATAATGAGCATGACTGATAAACAAGAGCAAAACTTAGTTGGAACAGCTTTATTTGGAACTATGTGGGAAGATTTAAGTCCAGAAGTTATAGGAGCTTTAGGTGAAATAGGAGATAATTTTAATAAAACTATAGATACTGCTAATGAAATGAATTCTATTAAGTATGATGATTTAGGGAGTGCTTTAGAAAGTCTTAAAAGAAGTACAACAACAAATATTGTAATGCCACTTACTGAAAGTGTAATGCCAATAATAAATGAACTTATGCCATATATACAAAAGATTATAGATGCTATTTCAAATTGGGTTCAAGAAAATCCAAAACTAGCAGGGACTTTGGTTATAGTAGTTGGAGTTATTGGAGTTTTATTATCTATTTTAGGTATGGTTGTACCGATTATAGGTAGTATGGCTATTGCAGCAGGTGCTTTAAATATAGCTATGCTACCACTTACAGGAACAATATTATTAGTTATTGCTGCTATAGCTGCTTTAATAGCAATAGTTGTATTAGTAATAGCAAAATGGGATGAAATTAAACAATGTTGGGCTAATTTTTGTGATTGGGCTATTCAAAAGTGGACTCAGTTTAAGGAGTGGATGAGTCAATGTTGGTCTGGTATAAAGCAAAAATGTGGTGAACTTGCACAAGCTATGGTTGATTGGATAATTCAAAAATGGAATTCTTTTGTTGATTGGATATTTGGTTGGGGTTCTAGAATTCAATCAAGTGTAAGTAATATATGGTCTAATATAAAAAATACATGTTCTAACTTAGCACAAGGAGTAGTTGATGGAGTTAGAAATGCATTTTCTAGAGTGTATGATTTTATAACTTCTCCATTTAAAAGAGCATGGGATTATATATCTGGTATAGGCAGTAAAATAGGTGGAATTATATCTAAAATTAATCCTTTTAACTGGTTTAGTTTAGGGAATGAAGGTGATTTAACTCCAGTTCTAGAAGGTAATATAAGTCCTTTAAGCGATATAGCAAAAAGTGGACAATATTATACTATTTCTAATAATGCTAGAAGTAGTATGATGACTGATTTTATAAGAGCTACTAATAATTTACCTAATGTAAATTCAAAATCTGATATTAATTTAGGTGTGGATTTTGGTCAATTTGGAACTTTGATAGCACAAGCTATAGTTTCTGGCTTGCAAAACATTACACTAAATGCAGAGATAGTAACAAAGTTGAATAGTAGGGAATTAACAAATCAACTTACTAGCAGTGTAATTAAAAATGTAGATAAGAATATTTCAAAGAGGAGGTTTTAAGCTATGTTTAATGTAACTTTTAATAATACAGATTGTTTTGATTTAGGTATAAAAGCTATTGCAAGACATAGCTTACCTATTCCTTCTTTTAAATATAAAGAAGATAAGGCAGAAGGAATAAATGGAGGTTATATAACTGAATATGAAAATGTTGAAGATATAGAGATAACTATATCTTTTAATTTTTTATATATAAATGATGACGATTTTAATTATAAAAAAAGATTAATTAAAAATTGGTTAAGAAAAGTAAAGGATAATAAATTATCTTTTAGTGAAGATGAAGATTATTACTATAAAGTAAAAAGATTAGAAGTTAGTAATATTGAAAGAGAAATAGGAATTGCAGATTTTGAAGTTAAATTTATATGTGAAGGATATGAGTATTCTGCATATGGATGCAGAGAAATTAAAATAAATAAAAATTATATTGTTTTTAATACTGGTGTTAAATCATTTCCTATTTTAAGAGTGGTTGGAGAAGGTAATACAACTATAACTTTTAATGATAAGAGTTTTTCTTTAAATGTTGGGCAAGAAGTTATTGTAGATTCTGAGGAAGAACTTTGCTATAAAGATGGAAGAATAGTAACTAATATAATGAGTGGTAAATTTCCTTTTTTAGAGGAAGGGGAAAATATAATAAATTGGACTGGAGAAAACATTCAGGTTTATCTTAAAACTAATTTGAGAGATTATTAAAAGAAAAGAGGTGAGTAAATGATACAACTATATAAGCAAAATAATAAGGACTACAATATGAATGGTGATATGATATTAAAACCTATAGAAGCTACAATAAGAATTGAGTTAAATGGTCTTTGGGAAGTAAATTTAGTGCATCCATTTGATGAAAAAGGTAGATGGAAGAGTATAGGGATTAATGATGTAATAAAGGTAGATTTACCTTGGGGAGAAGATTTATATTATATCTATGATTTAGATGATAGTTCAGATGAAGGGATTATTGTAAATTGTAAACATATATTTTTCAAATTAAATAAAACATATTGTAAAAATGTAAATGACACTAAGAATTTATATGATGTAAGACCTACTAATTGTAATGCAAAAGTAGCTTTGAATACTGTTTTTGCAGGTACAAATTTTAGAGGGGAAAGTAATATTACTAATACTAATACTTCATATTTTATAAGAAAAAGTATTTTAGAAGCTGTCGTAGGAAATGATGATAACAGTATTTTAAATAGATGGGGCGGAGAGTTATTTTTAAATAACTATACTGTAACACTAAATCATAGAATAGGTGCAGATCATGGAGTTAAATGTAAGTATGGAAATAATTCCGTGTCTTTTAAAAGAAATAGAAATAGTGAAGATATTATAACAAGAGCTATTATAGTTATGTATGATGGTTTAATGTTGCCTGAACAATACGTTGATTCACCTTTAATTAATAATTATCCTGAAATTTACGAAGGTATAGTTGAATTTGATGATATAAAGGTAAAAGAAAGCCCTGAAGACGAAGAAGGATTTAATACTAAAGAAGAAGCTTTTGAAGAAGCAAGAAAAAGGATTAAAGAAGTGTTTAAAAATAATCATATAGACTTACCTAAAATTACTTTTGAAGTAGACATGATTAATAAATCAAACTCTCTTAAAGGTATAGTTAAAGATGGATATATAGTTAATTTAGGCGATACGATAACAGCAGAGCATGAAATGTTAGGAATAGATATAAAAACTAGAGCAATTGCAATAGAAATGGATTTATTAACTCAAAAATATACGAATATCACACTTAGTAATGAAAGCTTACCAAAAAGTAATTTGATTGATAGTATAAATACTATAGATAAGATTACAACATCAAATGGTGGGGTTAAAGCAAATACTCTAGAAGGTATAGTTGATGCTTTAAAAACTAAGTTTGGAGCTTTAAGAGATATTGCACAACCACAGGAAGTAAGAGCAATTTTATTTGAAGATAAAATAAAAGGATCCAGAACCTATGGAGCATTAGCATTAGGTACAAGTGGGATTATGATTGCTAGTAAAAGACTTCCTGATGATAGTGATTGGGATTGGAGAACTTTTATTGGTGGTGGCTATGCTTATGCAGATGAATTAATAGGTATTTTAAGAACTGTATTAATAACTAATATGGACAAAAGTTTTGAATTAGATTTAAATAAATCTGGCGGAGCCATTTTCAGAAATAATGGTAAGAAGGCTATGGAAATAGCTAATAACAAAATTGGATTATTTAATTATCTTAAAGAAGATGATTATATAGGTGGATTATTATCTTTAATAAATAAAAAAGATCCTAATAAACCTATGGTTTGTCTAGCAAATGATGCTGATAGTGCTATGTCATTAGGATATGAGATAGCAGGAAGTCGAGTAGTTCCAGCGTATGGTGAATTTGATAAATACGGTATATTAGGAAACACATATCCTATAACATGGTTGGAAGAATCTGAGTTTAAGAAAAATATTCATTTGTTTGGAGCTTTTTTTGGTAAACATTTATTTTTTGATAGTACAAATAAGGATATGGTTATAAAAATTGGAGAAACAGATAAAAAGTTTATGGTTGCAGATAGTAATTCTAAAGTATTATTTGAAATTGGAGATGATGAGTTTACTATATATAATAGTTCTGGCACTCCATTACTTTATAAAATGAAAGGTGGAAGTATTACTGTAAATGGGAATTTAAATGTTAATGGTAATGTGTACGCAGCAAATATTACAACTTAAGGAGATTTTAATATGGCTTTAAATACAAAAATAATAGATATAAATGTAGATAAAAAGTATTTAAAAAAGATAGTTGCCAAACAAGGTGATGTTAAAAGTAGATACTTATTATTTAGATTTTTTAATGATTATGGAGTTATAAATTTAAAGAAAGCTTCAGTAATTATATATATAGATAAACCAGATGGTACTCAAATCTTTAATAATCTTACTATTGATAACATTAATAATTTAGCAGAGTTAGAACTTACTACTCAAGCTTTAGCCATACCAGGTATATTAAAATGTGAGCTATTTATAAATGAAAATGAATCTATACTTTCAAATATACCTTTTGAAATTGAGGTTATAAAAACACTAAAAAAGGATAGTGCAATAGAGAGTACAAATGAGTTTTCAGCATTAACTGAAGCATTAAAAAAAGTTACTGGAATTGATAATTTATATAGAGATATAGAAAAAAACTCTAATGATATAGCTTCTTTAGAAGTAAATTTAGATTATACAACAGAAAAAGCTGAAGATAATACTGAAACTATTATTTATAACTTAAAAAACCGAGAGGGTTCTTATGGGGATTGTATAATAATAAAAGCTGATGATGGAAGTTTTAGCATGATTGATTGTTTCATGGAAGAAAACTATCAAAATATGATAGAACAATTGGATAAAATTGGAGTGAAAAAACTAAAGTATTTCTTTGCTACCCACGATCACAGCGACCACATAGGGAATGCACCAAAGGTATTGGAGAAGTATAGACCTCAATTTATTGTGTATAAGGATGGGATAGATTATTCTAGGTTGCCATCCCAAGAAGTTGAGTGGGATACTAAAGGGTACCATGATAGAATGTTAGCGGCAGCAGATAGATTTGGAGTACAAAAGATAGTTGCAAATGACCAGAGGTTCACTATAGGAAAAAATGATTATATAGAAGCATTTGCAAGTAAATTTTATGGAGATTACACTAATTTAAACTCTCTTAGTGTTAATTATCTATTAGTAAGCCATGGAACTAAAAGCCTATTTCCAGGAGATAGCACAACTGCAACAGAAAATTTTCTTGCAGGAAGAATAGGGAAAATAGACCTGTATAAATTAAGTCACCATGGCGCGGATGGCGGGAATAGTGATAAAAGGTTTGAAGAATTACAAGCTAGATACTGCTTAATAGATAGACTAGAAGTGTATAAGAAAGATATAATAAAGAACTTTGCTTTAAAGTGTTTAAAGTATAATGGTAAAGTTTTTTCAAATGATAATAATGATATGACGGTGTTTAAAATAACAAAAGGAGCTATCTATCCTTGTTGCTTGGAATACATTATGCCTTTTGAATTTTTAGATTACTATGGAAAATATAAAATGACAGATGGAGCTGGCAAGGTTGCTACTACTGGGATTTATCAAAATAAAGTTGATTTTTACTTTGTTAAAGAAGATGGTTTTATAGCACAGAATGAATGGGTTAAGTTGGGTGGATATGATTATCATGCTAGCGAAACTGGGGCATTGGATAGAAATAAATTCATTGCAGGTACTTATAATGATAAAGTAGTATGTTACTGGGTTGATGAATACGGAAGAATGGTAATAAAACCTACTTTGATTTATTACAATAATAATACTTATTTAATTAAAGATAATACCATGATGGCAGAAGAAGAATTTTATTCTTATCAGGCTAATTGGTATTATGCAGGGCGTGGAGGAGCTTTGTTAAAAAACGATTGGCTACACAAAGATTCTAATTATTATTGGTTAAAATTTAATGGGATAATGGCTTACGATGAAACTATATTTATAAATGGAAAGTGGTATGACTTCGATGGGTCTGGGGTATGCACTAATCCAGATGGTAGGGATACTAAAGAAATTTAAATAGATGAAAAATAGCTTATAATACAAAAGGAGGTAATATATGATAAACAAACTTTTTCTTGATTTAAACAACTTTAAGCCTAATCTAGGTAGTGTTGAACGTGGAGATAGTATAGAACTTAATATTAAGTTATTAAACGATGAGGATTACTCTAGAAGTAAATTTAGGTTGTTAGGGGCTAAATCTGATGGAAAATCTGTAGAGCAAATTGAAGGATTAAACTTAGAAGAAAAAGACTTGAAAGTTGTTTTAGAAGATCAATTTGTTAATTGTGAAGGCATAGTTAAATTAGAACTCAATGTAGTATCTGGTGAAACAGAAATTACTACTAAAGAGTTCTATTTTTTTGTATCAAATACAATGAATGCAGAAATAATTGATAGCGCTGATTCAATTCCAACTTTAGAAAAAGTATCTAAATATGTTGATGATGCTGTTAATAATTTAGATGCTTTAAAAGAAGCTAGTGAAGATATAACAATTATAAATTCTGAATTTAAGGAGAATGAGATAAAAAGAAAAGCTAATGAAATGTTAAGAGAAAAAAATGAAAAAGCTAGATTGCAATCTGAAGATATTAGAATTACAGAAGAAGAGGAAAGAGAGGCAAATGAACTTGAAAGAATACAAGCTGAGAATGATAGAAAGGTAGATGAAAGTAATAGAAAATTAGCTGAGAATACTAGAGTAACTAATGAAAGAGCTAGAGAGGAAGCTGAGCTTAGCAGGCAATCAATTTTTGAAGAAAATGAAGAGATAAGAAATTCAAATGAAAATTTAAGAATAGCATCCGAAAAAGAAAGAATTAAATTTAATAATAAAGCTAAAATTGATGAAGTGAATAGGAAGGAAGCTGAGACTAAAAGAGTTGAGGCGGAAAAAACTAGGGTTATAGCAGAAGATGAAAGAAAAAAAGCTGAAACTTCAAGACAAGAGGCAGAAGATATAAGACAAAATACTTATACTGATTTTAATGAATCAGAAGAAGAAAGAAAAAACAATGAAATAAAAAGACAGGAAGCTGAAGCATTAAGGGTTGAAGCTGAGACTATAAGAGATAATCTTTTTTCTGAAAAAGAAGAAGAAAGAAATGCTTCATTTATCGAAAGTGAAAAAGTTAGAAATGCTGCATTTAACAAAGCTCAAGATTCTAGAAACACAGTTTTTGAAGAAAGTGAAACTGTTAGGGAAGAAGCTTTTAAAATATCTGAAAAAGCTAGAAATGATGCTGAAGAACTAAGAGTTACAGCTGAGAGAGAGAGAGTTAAATCTGAAAAGTTAAGAGTTGATTCTGAGAAAGCTAGAGTATTAGCAGAGGAAGAAAGAAATACTACTTTTACCCAAAAAGAGGAGGAAAGAAACAATACATTTACTCAGAATGAGACAAATAGAAACTATACTTTTACTCAGAGTGAAGAAGAAAGACAAGGCGTTTTTGAAGAGGCTGAGAATGCTAGAAAAGTAGCTGAGAGTAAAAGAGTTGCTGCGGAAACTGGAAGAGTAGAAGCGGAAAAGCTTAGAGTAACAGCAGAAACCGAAAGAGTAGAAGCCGAGAATTTAAGAGTTATATCAGAAGAGGAAAGAGTAGCTGCGGAGACTAAAAGGGAAGAAGGATTTAATGCGTTCGAGGGTAAAATAAGTGCTAATACTAAGGAGCTTAAAGGAGCAAGGACAGCAACAACTGGAGAGAAATTTAATAGCTTGGATGAAAGGATTGATTGTGAAGTTTATAGACTTAATAAAAAAATTGATGTTACTATGCTTCGACAAGAAGATAAAGAAAATCATGTAGTAGAGAATACAGTTGAGGGTATGACTACCGATATGGTTGTTAAGGGTAGGACTTTACAGAATTTAATGCCATCGAATTCAAATGGTTACGAATTAAATTTGATGAGCTTTGATAATGAAACTGGTGTATTTACTTCTACTAGACCAAATGGTTATTTAAATTTTTGGGATATCAATAATCCACTTTGGAAACAAAGCACTCAATATACAATAATCCTTGAAATTTTAGAAAATACTTTAACTGTTAGAGATGGAGCTGCTAATATTCCAGCGATAGTTTTCGGTGGAGATTCAAACAATAGTATATTTAAGGTTGGTGAAAAATGGGAGATAAACATTTTAAACAAAACTGGTGTATTTACACATACGTTTACAACAAGAGATAATTTTTCAGAGCTTGTATCTAATAAAGGAATTAGAGGGTTTGTTAGAGATTCATTTTCAAGTGGTCAAATTAAATTGAGGGTAATGGCTATTGAAGGTGCTTTAGAATCAATTCCTAACTATTTTAGAGATATTAAAAGCTTTGGAGAATTAGAACAAAATAAAATTAGTATTTTAAGTTGTGGAAAAAATTTACTGGATGTAAATGATCTTTATAACACTTTAAAAGATATTAGCAATAATGGAATATTTGAAGAAGAAAAAGACGGTAGAGATTGCATAAAAATAACACAGTTATCAAACTACTGGAATAAAGGTTATGAAAAGATTAAATTTAAAGAAAAAACTCAATATACATTTACTGGCACAGCTTATCATAATAGTAGCAACTGGACAATTCTATCAATTAAATATACAGATGGTAGTTCATTAGATATAAGGATTTCCCCTAACGAGTGGACTAAATTTAATTTTACAAGTGATGCTAACAAGACAATAAAAGGTATTTTTAGTGCCTATACTACAGATACTTTCGCTTATATAGATAAAAATACATTTATGATAGAAGAAGGGGAACACGCTACTAAATTTGAGCAATATAAATCCTATAAAAAAGATATTTTATTGAGTGACTTAGGTTTTGATGAAGGACTTAGAGGATTTGATTTAACTGTATGTGATGAATTGAATGATATAAAAAATGTTGCTATTAAGAGAGTTGGCAAAAAGATTATAACTAGCGAACTACCTATAACTTTGCAATCAATTAACGTGCATGGTATAGCTAATTTTGCAATTCCTATAGATGATTTATATAAAGATAGAGCAGGGTTTTGCAATAAATTAATTTTACAAGATACATTGATAGCAGATACAATTACGGAAGGCTTTACATTGTCAGTGGGGGCAAGAGGTGCATTTATAAGAGTTAAAAGTGAAAAGGCTAGTAATGTTGAAGAATTTAAACAATATTTAGCAACGCTTAATGAACCGATAGTTATTTACTATCTATGTGAACCAGTTGAAACACCTTTAGATGAAAGCATAGCCCTAAAAGTCTTTAACGAAAAAACTTATGTTAGCTTTAAAAACAGCATAAGTGGTACAAGTAGTTTTAAAGCACCAGTTAACGCAGCAGCTACTATTTCTCGCTTGAATAGAGAGAATAGATCTTTAGAAGAAGAGAATAAAAATTTAAGACAAGATTTTGAATCAACTACATTAGTACTGACTGATAGTGATTTAGAACTTGTAAAGCAAAATGTAGATATGGACTTTAGATTAATGGAAGTAGAATTTGCTTTAGACATTCCACAAGCAATTCTAAGTTCAAATATAAAATTTAAAAATAAGAAAGGTGAAGTGAAAAGTATGGCAAGAACTCCTTATGAAATGATGAAAATAGTTATCTTAAGCGGAGATTATGACAGAGAGGATTATATGCACAAAGTTGGAAAGTACTATGAAAGAGGAAGAATGACTAAAGAAGAGCATGATGAATTAATGAGTTTAATGACAGCGGATGAAGTAATAAGTAAGTAGAAATTTAATGAATAGATTAGCAATAAGATTAGAGCTTGTAGCTCTTTTTTTATTGCTTTTTAAAATAATAAAAAGAGGTGTATAAATGGAAAAGTTATTTGATTACATTAAATTATTAGTAATGGCATTAGGAACTGGATTAACTTGGTTGTTGGGTGTATGGGATATGCCATTAATCACTTTGGTTATTTTTATGATATTAGATCAGCTAACTGGTGTAATTAGAGGGTATGTAAATAAGGATTTAAGCAGCGATGTAGGATTAAAAGGAATAGCACGAAAATGTGTAATACTTATAGTTCTTATAGTTGCTGTATCATTAGATAGATTACTTAATACTGGAAGTTGGATGTTTAGAACAATGGTGGCATATTTTTATATAGCAAATGAAGGAATTAGTTTATTAGAAAATTGTGCAAGTTTAGGAGCACCTATTCCAGAAAAATTAAAAAATGCATTAATACAACTTAAAGAAGGTAAGAAGAAAGAACCAATAAATGAAAATGCATAAGTTGAAAGGATCTGCAAAGATCCTTTTATTATTTTAAAAATTAATTTAATAGGAGTGATTGATATGAGTAAAATTTTTGGATTAGATGCAGGACATTGTACAAGTGGGGCAGATACTGGAGCGCAAGGAAATGGATATAAGGAGCAAGATTTAACAAGACAAGTAGTTACTTATTTAAGTGAATACTTAGAAAAAGAAGGACATACAACCAAGTACTGTCATTGTAACAGTGCTAGTACTGTAAATGAAAGTTTAAGATATAGAGTTAATAAAGCTAACTCTATAGGTGTAGATTATTTTGTTTCAATCCATTTGAATGCAGGTGGTGGAGTAGGAACAGAAACTTATATTTGTGCTAGAGGTGGAGAAGCAGAAAGAGTAGCTAAAAGAGTTAACTCTAAATTAGTACAGTATGGTTATAGAGATAGAGGTGTTAAGGTTGGTAACTTATATGTAATTAAAAACACTAATGCACCAGCTATATTAGTAGAAATTTGTTTTATAGATTCTTCATCAGATATAGCTAAATTTAATGCTAAGGCTATTGCTAAAGCTATTGCAGAAGGTTTATTAGATAAAACTATAGATGAGGTTGAAAAAAAGCCTGAAAGCGTTCCAGACAATACAGAAAACTCTAACACATACTTTAGAGTTGTAGTTGGAAGCTATAAAGACAGAGAAAATGCAGTAAAAAAACAAGAAGAATTAAAAGCTAAAGGTGAGGATAGTTTCTTATTAGCTTATAAAGAATAGTAAAAGCAAGGTAGGTTAATTCCTACCTTGTTTTTTTATTTTCTTAAGAAATTTATTTTATTTTTTTATAAAAAGCAAGAAACATTTTTTTATTTTTACATATTATGAACTATAAAGCGTACAAAGTACAGTACATTGTACAACAATAGGAGGGATTTAAATGTTAGATATTATTTATAATTATTGCAAAATGTTAGGGGAAGTTTTTGGATTTGGGGCATTTGAAGGAGCTGTTATATATGCAGGTATAATTTCTTATGGTTTTTTAAGAGCTTTAGGAGGTAATAAAGAAAAGAAAATAATAATGGCTAGGAGCAAATAAAAATGTTAGGAGCTATGTTTTTTACAGCAATAACAACAACATCAAGTTGGTTTATTGCTAAGAAGATTATAAATAAAAAGACTAATTTTGAAGCGCATGTTAAAAAAAGATTCTTAAGAACTATTGAGGAAATGAAAGATCAGCAATTAACTAATAGTAATATGACTTTTGGATTAGAAGATATAAATCAAAATGAAACTGGATTTGAAGCAAGATTAATTATTCCAATAGGACTTTGTGAGGATAATTTTATAAAAATAATTCCATACTTAGAGAATGCTTTTTCAAGTACTATAGAGTATAAAGCTTATCATGTGAAGTTTGTAAGAAGGAGTTGAGTTTATGATACTAGAAGCGATGATAAGTGCAGCATTAGGTGGAGCGGTATATGGATATATTGAAAGTAGAAGAGAACAAAAAGAAGAAATAAAGTTAGAAAAAGAAAAAATAGAGCAATTAAATAATACTAATACATGGAAAAAGTGTTTGGAGCTTTCAGATACTAAAGGAATTAGAAATAAAATAGGAGAAACATTTTTGATAGAAAAGTATATAAAAACTGATTATGGATTTTTAGCTAAAGTAAAGGCGCCATTAGGATGTGATTGGATGGCTTTAAAAAATGTTGGAAGTGAAATAGAAACAGCATTTAAGGGAACTGTAGAAATAAAAAAAGATAAGTATAGTGATTATATTGATATAGAAGTGATAACTAAGAAGCCAGAATTTGTTTTTAGTCCTATAAAAACAAATTGCAATGAATGGTTTGGAGGATTAAAAGCAAATGGAGAGCCATATCTAATTTCATTAGATGAAAATCCACATGTTTGTTATACAGGCACTACAGGAACAGGAAAAACATTCACTGAGTTTGTAAGTGTAACCAATTTATTATATAACTATAAAAATGATTTTGAGGTTTATATAACTCAGTTGATAAATGGAGAGACTAAGATATTTTCTAAGTGTAAACCAGTTAAGCTTTTTGCAGATACTTTAGAAGAAGCGTTAGTAATATTAAGGCAAGTAGCAGAAAAGGCTGATGCTAGAGCAAAAGAGTTAAATAAATATGGTTATGTAAGTGTAAAACATTGGAATGATGAAAATCCAGATAAAGCTTTTAAGAGAATAATTTTACTTATGGATGAATTTAGTTTCTTTAAGATTGAAGAGGGAGATAGTGAGGAAATTAAAAAATTAAAAAATGAATGTGAGATATATTTAAAAAGGATAGCTAAAACTGGGAGAGCTATGGCAATAAGTATTGTAATGGTATTGCAAAAAAGTACTGTAGAAAATGTAAATAGTACAATACGTTCTCAGATGTGTGTAATTAGCTTAAGGCAATTTTCAGGGCAAGATTCAAAGGTTGCGATAGGAACAACTGAAGCAGCTAGATTAAATGAATTTGAAGCAATAATAAAAGGAAATGGAATATATGAGAAAGTATTTATACCAAGAATAAAATCAAAACAACCTCAGATACATTTAGCTAAATATGTGCCTGAAATTGTTATACCTAAAAAAGGAGTTATTTTAAAAGAGAAAATTAAAGAAATACCAATAGAAGAAAAAACTAATAATATAATAGTAGAGTCTAAAAAAAAGAAAATTAAAAAGAATAGAAATGTTAAGGGGGCTTAATTATGCTTAAAGAAAGAGATTGGAACATTTTAAGGCATATAGAAATGTATGGAGCTATATCTCTTAAAAATGTAAGTAGTCTATATTTTGTTGGTGAATATAAAACAGAAGAATATAGATATAGATGTGCTGCTAGAAGAATGCAGGCGTTGGAAAAGAAAGGGATACTTCTAAGCTATAGGAATAGCTATACTGAAGAAAAAATATTTTATTTAAATAAAAAAGTTTCTCCACATGATTTATTTATACAAGATCTCTGGAGGAAGTTAAAAGAGTTAAATTTTAAAATTTTAGAGTTTAACACTAATGTTAGTTTAATGAACGGGCAATTAAAGCCAGATGCTTTAATTGTTGCTGACTATGAAGGAACTATAGTTAATTATTTTTTAGAAGTAGATTTAAATCATTACACTTCTAAGTCGAAATTAATTAAATATGAAATGTTTTATAAATCTGATGAATTTAAGAAGATTTGCAATTCAGAAAGTCCTTGTCTAATAATAGCAAGACCTACACATACCAGGGATATAAGATTAACATCTAAATTGTTTGATATCATTTATACAGATCTTAAATATTCTAAATTAGAGCGATTTATTTTTGAAGATTAAATTGTACAATAACTTATCTAATAGCATATACAATAGTTTGTCTAGGGTATTCACATTCTACAGCTTAAGAATTAGTAATAAAGCCAAAGGGGTTGTCCATAGTAATAATAAAAAAATAAGAAAAGAAAATAAACCCCTTATGGTTGCTACATATATATCTATATATGTCCTTATATTCATATAAGGTTGTGCTTCAAATCATAAGAAAAGATTTTTACAAATCAAAAGAAAAACACTTATCCAGTGTTAATAAATTAGCTAATTAGCTAATAAAAAAGGAGTGACTTAAATGTGGTCAAAAAAGACACATAAAATTGCTGACTTTATAAGTCTTATTCTAGTAATAACTTTAAGTTTAATAACAATAACCTATTTACTAGATTTAGGCTTGTTAGGTAAACTTTTAGCTTTAGTAATAGCTTCTATATTTATTAGAATATCATATTTTTATTTTTTGCAGAAAATAAAAATATGGCTAAAACCTAAAAAGGTTAAAAAGCAAACTATTACTAAAGCAAAAGTACATGAGTCAAGTTTAGATTTACAACAAAATTATTTAATTGATTTACAATCCCAAGCTAGTCAATTATTTAAGGTTGCTGTACAATCTAAAAAACTTTCTAGAGCTGAGATTATTAATGCTAAAGACTTTTTAAAGTCAAATATTAATGATCCTACTCTATCAGATAAAATATACAGTAATGAAGCACACTGTATATATAGCTATCTTAAAAGTAAAAACATAAATGAAATTACTTTAAATAAGTTTATAAAAATCATTTTTACTTTTGCTAATAAGAAAGCTGCTTAA